GGCGCCCCAGTCCCACTCACGGCTTGCGTGAGACGCTGCAGAACGGGAGACATCCGCTGGACGAAAAAATCCCGGTTCACCTGGATGACTGCGGCCATCAGGTTAAGGCCCTCGTCGGACGGCAGCGTGTCGAACCATGGGCGAGGCTTGTTCGCCGCCAGACACAACAGTTGCAGAAGGTCTTCGCCGCCAGCCGACGCGATTTCCATGAGGTCGCCGCCTTCAATGACGCCCTTGATCTTGGCGAAGATCTTTGCAACTTGTGGGATCTGGCCGAACGCGAACGGGGAAACCTTGATGGTCTCCCCGCCGGCGTCGACCTCTTGGCCCGGAAACAGGGCTTTCAGGTCTTCGCTCATGGGTTAGCTTTTCGTTACGGTAAAGAACTGGCTGAGCGGCGAATCGCTGGTCGGCAGCGGCTTGGCCTGATCCTGCAGCAGCATGCCATCGAGCTCGAAATTCATGTGCTTTTTCGTGATCATGTCCAGCGTCTTGGCCATATCCGGCGCCCACTGGTAGCACTCGACCTTGACGGGCTGGTTCGAGTTCGCGGTATTGATGCCCAGCAGCAGGACCGAGAACACCGGCTGATTGTTGGTGAAGGCTTCAACCTTGCCGCTGTAGGCAGCGTAGCTGTACGACGCAGTCGTCGTCATCGGGAAGCTGGCCTCCGACGTCGCCAGGATCGTGACGGCACCAAGGCGCTCGTCGACGGTGAAGTCGACGCCTTCGGTCAGGCCGGAGATCGTCACGCTCGACACGCCGGGGTGCGCCAGCGGCGCGACCGAATCGGCGTACAGCACGATCGGCTCGCCGGAAACGGTGCCGGCGTCCACGGCGCCCGATTGCGTGCCCCAGACGGCTTTCTCCCAGTTGTCCAGCTTGATGTTCAGCAGGCGCATCTTGACCGAGATCGATGTTTCGGTCGGGATGTGCGCGGCGGTCAGACCGAGGCCGGTCTGGCTTTCGTTGATGTCCTCGAACTTCTGCTTCGGGTCGATCGTGAACATGTCGGCGTCGCCCACGGGCTTGTAGCCGCCGGTGAGCGCGCCATTCATGACGCGCGGCGCCAGGAACAACTGCCCCTGGAACAGGCCGTAGGAATTGTCATTGTATGCCATGATGATTTACCTTTCGGGGGAGTTGATTAGGCGGCGGAGATGTCGCGGTCGGTCTTGGCGACGATCTTGATGACGTTGCCGGAGGTGCCGCCCGAGGTGACGGTGATGCCGGTCACGTCAACGAACACCTTCGTGGTGTCGGACAGGTTCGTCTCGGTGCCATCGGTCAGCGTCGAGATTGATACGGTCAGCGTCGCAGTCGTGCCGTCGAACTTCTTGCCGGTGATCGACAGCGCGGTCGTCGCGGTCAGCGCGCCGACGTTCTTGGCGACCAGCTTGGCGCCGCTGTATTTGGTTTTGTCGATCGCAGCCAGGTGCGTATAGGTGCCGGTCGTGGCGCCGGTGACGTTCACGCGTGCGATGTCCAGGTCTGCGCCGATGAACACGTTCTTGGCCGACAGCGTCTTGAGGTGATCGGTGAAGGCCGCGTGGAAGCGCAGCGTCGGCGCCGAGGCGTTCAGCGTCGACAGGTAGGCGTCCAAATTCGCGGCGCCGGCATAGCGCTTCACGTGCGTGTCCAGCGCCTTGAGCTGCGCGCTGATGCCCGGAATGCCGAGCAGGAAGCCGGTCGGCACGACGGGGTGCGATTCGTCGAGGTCGCGCGCGGCCGGCAGCAGGTCGGCGGTCACGGCTTCGTCGTCGGTGTCAAGCAGGTACTGCGCGATGCTGCCCGAGCCGGACAGCACGGCATTGCTTGCGGCATCGAGGCCGGCGGTGAACGAGCTGTCGAAGGCCGGATCGCCGACCGACATGGCGGCGAAGCGTGCGAGCTTATCGCCGATGGCCTGGAGGTCGGAATTGCTGATGAGAGGCATGGTATTTCCTTATTTACGAGGTAGAGAAACCCGCTCATCGCGGGCGGGTGCTGCTACATGAAACCGTCGATGGTGTAATGCTGTTCGTACGCGAGACGGTCCGGATAGACCATCGCGAGCTTCTGTCCGATGTATCGCCAACGGTGGCCGGATGGCGCCGCGCGGCCGCTGTCACGCACCGCGGCGATCACCGATTCCAGCAGCGGTAACTGCACCGTCAACAGATCGTCCTGGCTTACGTATGGGACGTAGATCACGACGCTGAACACCATCTGGATGTTCTCGCCGTTCGGGATCAGGCCGCCGCGCCCGCCGGACTGCGACGAGCCGTACGGGCTCTCGTCCACCTGATCCTTGCCGAACATGATCCAGGCGGCCGGCAGTGGAATCTTGGTCAGCGCCGGGTCAGCGCCGCGCCCACCGATCGCCAGCCCCGAGCTGTTCGCCAGCGCCGGCACGGAGGTCACACGCTCGACGAGGTCGGCGGCGATGTCAGCTATCATTCTTGCGTTCCTTTTCTGGCGTGCCAGGGGTTCGTTCAGCCAATTCGCGCCGTGCAGCACGAACGCCAAGCGTTGCCCGCACCACGAAATCGGCTTCGTCGTCAGGCAGTTCAACGATGGCGCCGGCCGGATGGCGGATTACCTTGCCGTCCTTGTGCTGGTCGTGGTTTTGAAACAGGCGCACCGTTTTCACAGCATCGCCTCGATGAAGTGGATGGCCGAGAATTCCATTTCCGACACATCGCTGTCGGACCAGCCGAGGATCGGGCGCGCGGCCATGCGCTCGGTGCCGTCCTGAAGGTAGCCGGCATACGGTACGGAGGTGCTGACCGACACGCCGCCGCCGTCGGCCTGCATCTGGATCGAATTCAGCAGCGTCCCCTCGTCCCACAACAGCCCCTGCCCTGCGTTTCCCTTGTGCGTGCGGTACTTCTCGGTGCGCGGCATCCATGGCGACCAGGGCGCGTTGTCAGGATCCTGCTTGACCTGCTGGATGCGCTGCTTCACGCTCTGCTGAGCCTTTTGCCCCACGCCCTGCAGCCACGGCGACATGTTGAGCATGGCGAGCCGGTTCAGCCCCGCCAGAGCGGAGGCAAGATCGATGGTCATCGTCATATCGTGATCAACCTCAGGTGAGCGACGTAGCCGATGCTGGTGAAGTCGGGCGCATCGACAACGTAACGAATTCCTTCCTCGTCCTGCACGACATCGTCCTGTTTGAGCATCCCCTCGGGCAGCGGAATGAACGTGGTCCAGTGCGTGATTGCCTGCCCCATCGTGGTCGCATACTGCGCCTGCTTGATGTCTTCCCTTTTGAACTGCATGAAGACCGGGATGCCGGTGGCGTAGAACTCGAGAGTCTGGTTGCCACCGTCGTACGAGCCGCGGCCGATGGAAATCACGTGATTCGTCTCCACGGCCTGGATCGGCAGGTTCGGCTGCATGTCGCCGATGTAGAACGTGCCCGCCGGCCCGATCAGGATGTCGCGCGGCTGCAGCACGCGGCCGTCGGCGTAGCAGTACCACGTCGGGGTTTGGTACTTGTTCGGGATGGCGAATTTCTTCTCGGCCGCAAACGCAACCGGGATGCGCGCGATCTTGTAGATGTCGTCCGTCACGGCGATCGGATCGTCGAAGCGGTAGACGTCGTACATGAAACCGACTTTTGCGGCCAGCTTCGCGTAGCCGGCGTACTGCAGGGCCTGCAGTCGGGCACCGGTCATGCTCATTTCAGCCTCAATGTGTCGATTCCGTTGCCGCAGCCCGTATCGAGCGCACACGCGACTTCAACGGCCTTGCGGGCGGTGCGGCCAAGGTACATGACGGCCAGCGCGTGATCCCGGCCGCTGCCCATGGCGAAGAACTTGTCTTCGATCGTGATCGGATGCGGCATCGCCTCGTAGATCGTAATGCGAGGCCCCGGCGAAATGACCAGCAATCGGGCGCGGTGGCATCCATCATCACCACGGTTGTCCGGAAACTGTTCGGGTATCGCGCCCGCGAGAAACCATGCAATCAGCGCGCGGCCCGCGTCGGAATCGCCGGATGTTCCGACAAGTTCACCGGTCGGTGCGCGAGCTATCTTCGTCACGGTCGCAGGGTAGCCGGAGCATGTCGCCCGCTTGTCGGCTGCCAGCGTCACGCCGTCCCACGCCACGCAAGTCATGTGCGCACCAGACTGATTCCGTTGCCGCTGCCCAGTCCCGGCCCGGGTGGCACTCCGAGAAACGCGCACATGCGCCGGCAGACCGACTTGAACAGCCGCTCGCGGTCACTCTGCTCGGTTGTGTTGCGCTCCCAGACGGCCGCCTTGTTCGTGTCGAGGTTGTCGCTGACGGTCAGGATTGCGGCTTCCAGCGCTGCGATCGGCGTCAGGAACGTGTCGGTCAAGACGGTCTCTTCGCTTTCGGTCAGGTGATCGAGGCGGCCCGCCAGCGTCAACGCGTTCAGGCCATCGCGCGGACCGGCGTGGAAATACACCGGGTCCGAGTAGACCGCCACGCTGGCGTCACCGGAGACCGGATATCCGGCCCAGCGACGCACGTCCACTTTCTGAGCATCGGTAAGCATGGCGTGACCTATTAGACTGTCTTCGACTTGCGACCGGGACGGCCCGGCTTGTCGGCCGCTGGTTCGTTGACCGCATCGACCGCTTCGATGGTGTCGCCCGCCGCATCGACGGCGCTGGCGGGCAATTCGGTAACGCCGGCTGCATCGTTGGCGCCCGAGACTTCCGGCGCTTCGCTGGTGTAGTGGCCCGACTTCAGATATTCCCGCGCATCGACCGCTTCGATGGTGTGAGCCTTGCCGCTCGGGTCATAGACGGTCATCATCATTTCGATTGTCCTGTGAAAATGGCGGGCAACCTGCACCCGCCACCTGTTAGTAATCGCCCAGATAAACCCAGGTGATCGTGATGTTGCCGGCCCACGTCATCGTCGCATCCGCGTCCACATCCGTCGTTGTCGCGAAAGCGGAGTTCAGGTAGACGTCCTTGTGGGACGAGTGCCCGTCGAAGTGCGCCGATGCCGCCAACGCTGCGCCAACCGCCGCGGCTGGCTCGTTGATCACGGTGGAGGTGACAAACGCGGTCGAAGGCAGCAGGTCAACCATGGTCGACGTCAACGAGACGTTGGACGCCGCCGCCGTACCAACCGCCACCGCGCCGGTTACACCGGAATTCAGCGTGGTCGCGATCGTGCTGGTCGTGGTGGGAGCCAGGGACGCCGTGACGCCCAGAACGAGAATGCGACCCTCAGGGAACGAATAAATCTTCGTGCCCTGATACTCGGTGCCGTTGACCACCGTTTGCGCCAATGCTGCCAGCGTCAGCACGGTCTGATGGACGACGCCGTTGCCGTATTCAGTTGCGACCACCTGGCCGGACTGCGCCAGGGCCGCAGGCACCAACCCGACCCCTGCAGCGGTCGTGGTTGGTGTATCGCCGGCATCAGACAGCAGAACGCGACGTCGTTGGACGATGTTCTCGTTGACTGCGACTTCCGCCTCGATGTAGCGATCGGTCACGATCAGTCCTTGGCGATGAAGGCCACGAAGTTGATGCCGCTGGCGATCGTGCCGGCCACTTCCGTGTAGATGCGCACGTA